TTAATCGCCAAATAAGTCAGGTTGTTTTTCTTTCACTGCACGCTTCTGTGCCCGGTTAATCACCTTGTAGATTCCCCGAACGGACATATTAAATTTGCGAGCAAGCTCTGCGATGTTACGTCCGTTGAATTCATCATATATGACGCGGTCGCGTTGGGCTAGTTTGTACAGAAAGTTCTTCGGGAAATTAATCAGCTGGCCGCCCCAGTGGTCAGCCAAGTGCTCTGCGATGGCCGTTGCAGCCTGTTCAGATACGTCGGTATCAACGCCGTGGTCGACAAGTACGTTCTTTGCCTGTTCCACAACATCATCCAAAAGTTCATGGCGCAATGCCGCCATTCCGACCACTTTTTCTGTTTTAATTTCTGTCATCAGTTGCCACCGTTCTTCCGCCATAAGACCGCATCCGTTCATTAAATGCTGCCATGGCTTCACCCTTAGATTCAGGGCGCTCATGTTTCAGCTCAATGGAACTGCTGGTAGTGGCCACAGTGGCTGTCGCCAGCTTGGCTGCCAGTACTTTTTTCAAATAGTTGTGATTGGCCAGCTGTTTTACCTGGCCGTTGATCCGGCTTGAATGAATTGAACTGACCGTGTCTTGCAGCGCTTCTGATAACACTGCATGGTTGTTACTAAGTTCCAATGTTTCAGTCACCAGTGCCAGTGCTTTAGCATTGCTGAGGTCTTGTTTGGCTGGGCGGAACAGCGCTAGGTATGCCACCAGCGCCGGGCCCATGCGGTACCCTAGTTTCGAAATAATGCCGAGCAACTGCCGGCCGGTTTCATCAGCTACCAGCTGATCAAGATGGATATTTGAATGGCAAATCGGGCAGCGGCCGAGCTTCATGCGTCAGCTCCGTGGACTTTGTTCCACTTGGCCAGCAGCTGGTTGTAACTCATTTGCGGAAAAACTGAGTGCCCGTTTTTTTGCAACGCGCTGAACATTAATCTGCGGCACCACTTCTTTAGAGATTCCAGAACCATTAACGCGCTGCCTGGCGTCAACCATTCCACCGAACTGATACCGGCGCCATTATTCAGCTCTGCTGTCTGGCGCTGTACCCAGCGGTTTAATGCTGTTTCAGAGCCGTCTCTGATAAAGCCGGCATTGAACATAAAAATCCAAATAGCTCTGATCACACTGCGTTCGTCTGCACCCTGATCAGGCGTTTTAGGACTGCGCTTTTTGTCAGCCTGCTTTGGCGTATTCGGTTTAACTTTGAAGCCGAGCTTGACCATGTTATCGAGCACTGCCTGCAGCTCTAAATCAGTCAGCGTTGAGCTACTTTTTTTGCCGCCAGCATGATAGGCCAGTAGTGCCCGATAGCTATCTTCTGCCATTAACAGCTGACTTTTCCCGACATGGATCAGTTGAATCAAACGACTACGATTTGAAACTTTTTTGCGAATATTGTTCACGCCAGCATCTCCCCAATAAAAGCACTCGCAAGCGAAGGTACCAACAAATAAAAACCGCATTGCATAGCAGGTTCTGAAAAAAACATGAGACCAAGACCAATGATTAGACCTGCCACCAAACAACCGCAGATACCGCCGTATTTCATGTTGATAAAAAGCGATTGCCAATCCATCTATTACCACCCGTTCTACTATTTGGCTGCTCGTCAGTACCGGTGAACCACCACCGGCAGACGCCTTTCGGCGTTTCGCTTAGTCGTCAAACTCAATCAGTTCTTCTGCTTCGTCCGGGTCTTCAACCCCGATCAACTCGCCACTGTTTTTAAGTTCTTCAATGCGTGCGCGGTAGCCATCAATGTCCTTTTCGGAATAACTGCCGTCTTCCAACAGTTCCAGTGCAACTTCTAAACGCTGCTCTAAGGCAAACGTGCGGCCGATACTGTTTTCTTCCCAGGCGATCGCGTGACAATCCACTTCAATTCCCTGGACATTGATTTTTGGACCAAGCTTTAAATCAACGCCTTCAGGGATGGATATAGTGATCGTGGTGTAGTTTTCGCTCATGCCATCACCTCTTCGTAAATATCCATCGCCTTTAGCGCGACGGGTTGGTTATCAGATTTTGCCTGGCGGCGCAGGTAGGTCACGCACAGTTCGTACACATCACAGTCACCAGCACACTCAGCTGCTTTCGCTTTGAAGTCTTCTGATGTCATAACCGCACCGCCGCCATATCCAGTGGAATATGCATATAATTGTCGGTGTCACCGACACGCTCATAGACGCGGATATAAGAGGTGCTGCCGATAACCTGCAGTGAATCGCTGATCGCGTCCATCGCCTTGATCCAGCGTGGGTCTTTGATGTCGAGCCGGCGCAGGTTTAACACTCGGCCGATGGAAATTTTGCCTTGCTTGTCGACCGCAAATGCATTGTCGATGATGGCTTTAATTTCCGGCCGTGCTCCAACACTCCATTCCGCTACACATTCATCAATCAGCTCTTTAGCGGCTTGAATACGTTCGTCAAAGTTGATGTTGTCAGCATTGACCCGGACAATTTTGAATTGGCCATCAAAGGTGGCCAGACTGACATTGCCTTTTTTGCCACCCAACTTGGTGTTGTATTCTTGCAATGACAGGTCAACAAATGCCTCGATGTCACCAAAGGTGTTGGCTTTAAATTGCGTCATCAGTTGATTTAACTGTTTTGCTTTTTCAACAATTTCGCGCACCAACTGGTCACGCTGTTTGTCGATTGGTTTAATCAGGTCAACTGGTACCAGCGAACCGCGGGCATCTCTCCAGTAACCTTCAGGGATTGGTTTATCCATGACGAACTCCTATCAGTTGTGAGTAAGTTGGCCCTGTGCTGCACCTGCAACACCGGCATTAAGAGTGACGTTTCTGCCCTGGGCTGCCCCTTCCAAATAAGCGGACATATCGCGGGCCTTTGGTTTAGCTGCGCGGGCTTTTACATCAGTTAAATCCGGGTGGTGCTTTTCCATGTACAGCTGGACAAGCCCCTGCTCATCCTCGGTTGGCACCAGTGCTTCAATCTTGCGAAGCACTGTCATAATCCAGCCTTCTGCAAACAGGTCAGCCCGATTGATTTTGGTAGAGCGCTTGAGGCGCTTGTTCAGCGTGTTCGCAAAGTTAGAGCGTGCTTTGACCAACTGAGGGGCCAGTACTTCATAGCAATAGGTGCCAATTTCGACCCGGTCTTTGGGGCCGACAAACACAATGGAATCACCCACATCACGATGCCAGGACAGGAAATACTGCAGACCAAATGCAGTACCCACCGTATGCGATAACATCAATGACCAACGCGGCTGTTTTTCTGCTGGATTGACCCGCTTGGTATGCTGTTCTGCAATCTCATGCAACGCCACATCCGTTTCATTCAGCTGATGTTCTTTCATCAGTGCCTGAACCTTGCGCATCGCATTGGCGGCTTCATGTTCGCTACTGGTCGACTTGGCCAGCGCCAGCAGCTTTTTGATTTTGTCTAAAATACGCTCGTCCATCATGCCGCCTCGCCAGTTTCGTTAATCTCATTTGGTTTTGGTCCGCCCAGCATCCAAAGCAGTGCGTCTGCCACACCGTCTTCATAGGTTTTGCCGGGCTGATTAGTGCCAAACTGTTCACGGATTGACAGCGCCACCGCCAGTTCAATCTGGATAGCCTCAGTCGTCGGAAACATGCTCATGCTGCCCCCTTGACGTTTGAAAGCTCAGCGGCCCAGGTCACCATGCAGCCGTGAAAACGGGCTGCATAAATGCGTTCTGGATTGCTTGAGCGGCAACGCACGCTGATAGGCTGTGCGTCCTGAAGTTTTTTATTAATCAGCTTCTGAACTGGCGGCTGAATGGTGATGATTGGGTGCAGGTTGCCCATGGCTACACTCATCACCTTAAAGCCACATTCACCCAACTTCTGCACCGCCACCTGGGCAGCGGTTAACTCTTGAACAATCTGTTTATGTGTTTTCACATCACACCCCCAAAACTAATTCCGGTGTTACCAGTGGTGCGCCAATAACAGCAGCGTGGTTCATCGCTGCAGTCAGCACGTTATGAATGGCCAGCGGGTACAGCACGCTAAAGTTCTGGCCGGTCAGTTTGTGCTGCAGTGCTTCAATCGCTTTGCTGTTCATCACTTCGTTCAGTGGCCGACCAACCAGGCGGAAGCGGTGGCTCAGGTAGCCTTCCAGTTCATTGTCCAGCGGCAGCAGGTTGACCACTTCGCAGCGCTGCACCACTTCACGGACTGCCGGATTGCGTTCGTCCAGTTTTTGGCCCAGTTCGCTCTGGCCAATCAGTACGATGCCCAGCAGTTTGCTGAAACCATCTTCCAGTTCGAAAAACCGCTTCAGGTGCTTCAGGGTTGGGATAGGCAGGCCGTGTGCTTCTTCGATAATTAAGATGTGCCGGTTACCAGCGCGGAACGATTCCTTCAGCGTGTTGTGCACCTGGCGAAACCGCGCCTCGGGGCTGCGCTTAGGTGTGACACCCGGCGCGACCGTGGCCATGATGGCTTCAGCGATATGGCCGGCTTTCAGCGTTTTGCCCTGGGTGTCGTTGTCTTCCATCCCAAGTACATAAGGTTCAATAACCAGAACCGGCTGGCTCTCGCTTTTAATCCACTCAATCAGGTCGCGACGCAGCGTGCTTTTACCTGAGCCAGATTCACCGACCACGGCCATAAAACCACCGTGGCGGGCTGTCATGCGCATGGCTTCACGCACATAGCGGATCTCAGGGGTTAAAAACACTTCGTCACTACTGCGCACTTCATCAAATGGGTTGCGCGGTAAATTGAAGGTGCGTTTAGCGGCTGGCGTTAACTGGTGTTTGCGTAGTAACATTAGTTGGTCCTCCAAGGACGTTTGCGTTGACTGGCCGGGGCTGTTCGCAGCAGCTCCGGTCTCTTCTTCAAATGCCTGGTCAATGTCGTTCCGGGCGATTCCCAGGCTGACCAGCCACGTTGTGATACTTGTCTTAATTTCTTCCTGGTCCATGCTGCGTGGGAACTGATGATGGTTAATCAGTTGCGCCACGGCGGCCGGGCTTAAATCCAGGTGTCTGGCCAGTTCGGCCTGGCTGGCTTTGTTGGCCAGTAAAATTTGTTTCAGCTTCAGCATTATTCGTTCCCCACAACCCGCAGCTTGGCCACAGGTTTAGTCAGTTGTTGGGCGATAGCATCCAGCTGATCTTCGGTGGTTCCTTCCGGATAACGTTGTTGCAGCCAGGCAAAATGCTCAGGTGTCCAGCTGGACCCCATTACTTTGTGCAGGCGCATTGCCAGCTCAACAGTACTGAGCTGCAGATGTTCAACCTGCGGTGCCTGCAGGTTGTGTGCAGTACCGCGGCGCGGCATAAATACCGGCAGTTCGGCATCTTCCAGCGGCTTGTATGGGTTGAAGCGCCCACCCAGCGGCAGCTGTTTTGCTTTGCGGGCCGCCTCTGCCTCTGTCACCGAACTGGTGCCAGTCATCAGCTGCTCGATTTCTGTTTTCGCTTGCTGCGTTGGTGTTGCAGCCCGCTGGCTGAACCCTTCGCCAAAAACCTGTGCATTCACAGAGAATCCGAACTCGCCTTTGATGACTTCGGGGATCACATGGAACACTTCTTTGCCGTCAAGGTCATGGCTGACCAACTGTGCCGCATCCGAGCGCCAAGGGTTTCGGGTGACCAGTACTTTCTGGCCAACCAGCACGCCTGGAACGTCTCTCACGTCATACACAGAGCCACCAAAACTGACTTGTAACTTCGGCGTCACTTTGCGTTCTACCGGGGCTGCAATTGCCAGTTCCCGGCACACTTCCAAAGACGGCGCTTTAATCAACTGAGCTTCGCTGATCCGCATCCATACTGCTGAACGTGGTGCACCGTGGCGTCTGTGCACTGCGGTTGCGTTAAACACGGCACGCCACTGTGCAGCTAAGGCATTCAGCGCAGCTAAATCAGCTACAGGCCGAAAGCGCAGACCGCTTTCAAACTTGCGCTCAATGATGTTCCGGGCATTCTCCACCTGGCCTGTTGCCTGTGCATTGCCGGCTTCGTGGGCGATGGCCTGAATGTCTAAAGCGCGACACAGGTTTTTGGTCATGTAACTGGTGTTGGCACTGCCTGGGTCCATGTACAAAATCTTTGGTACCCCGTGCAGCATGTCTGCGCCGCCGCGCTCCTGCATGGCGTTAATCAGCACACTGCAAAGGTTTTCGCCGCTCTCGGCACCCATCACGTATTCCACATATATCCAGCCGCTGGCGTGGTCGGTGATTTCATAAGACCAAACCCGGTCAGCCATCACCCGGTCCAGATTGGCCGGTTTGTTTTTGTAGAATTTGTCCTTGTCCATTACGTGCAGGCCGTTCGGGCCTTTACCTGGCTTGAGGTAATAAAGCACGCATAAACTGGCGTCGATTTGCCACACATGGTTCGGGTGTAAACTCGCCATCTCAATATGTGGTGCCGGCTGCGATAGTTGGTCTGGATGTACCCCCATGGCGCGCATCGCACGGGCAATTGCGCTGTAACTTAAAGGCAGTACTTCGCCGGTTTCGGTATCAATCCGCTCAGCCTTAATCAGGCCATTCGCTCGCAGGTGGTCTACCGCATCATTCAGGCTGTACAGACGCTTGCCGTGGCCTCTGATGCTGTCCGTCATTACACCGGCAATCATCAGCGCTTCGTCACGGGCCAGTTCATGCTGGCCCGCATCATTCCGGCGTTTACGTGGGGTCGACTTCACCGTCAGCTTGTTCAGATGGCGATAAATGGTTTGAACAGACAGCTGCAGTTCCTCTGCGGCGGCGTTCACCAGTTGCTGCTTCTCTCCGTGACCGGCAGAGCGGATAGCTCTGGCCAGCGCAGCAATGCGCTCCACAACGACCGGGGTCATACTTATTGCTCCTGGTTAAACTGGGCTACCAGCGATTCAGCTTCTGCCAGTGCTTCTGGCCGCATCCAAGAAGGCTCTTCTTCGTAGAGCGAATCTTGCAGGCTGTACTGTTCTTTGAGCTGTTCTAACTGGCGTTCCAGATAACTGATCATGGTGCCTAAGTAGCTGTGTTGATCGGTTGACGTGTTGCCGCCGTGTTTCATCAGTGCCTGTGCTGCAAAGAACAGCTTGTTCTTAAACAGCGCGTCAATTTCTGCCGCGATAGCTGCAGTCTCAGTGCGCAGTTGATGCTCCACGTCATCGGGTTTCTGGGTAATGATGCGGTACTTAGCCTTGTCCAGTGCCAGCTTGGTCTGGTCCAGTTCTTCGCGGGTTTTCTTCAGCAGTTGGCCCTGGGCGTCATAGTCGGCGCGGGCTTCTTCCAGGTCGGCAGAAAGCTGCTCTTTTTCCTTGCTGTGCTTGCTGATGATTTCTTCGGCAAGTTCCACAAAACCTTCTTTGTCGCCGGCTTTGGCTATTTCAATCAGTGCTTGCTTTTGGTCTGCAGGCAGCTTGCGGAACTGACGCAGCTCGCGATAACCGGCACCGATGCGAGTCAGGTTTTCCAGCGCTTCTTCACCAAACTGGCGCAGGTTCAAAATATCTTCGTCAGCTTTTTGGCGAGTAGTGCCGACAGCCAGGCAAAAACCCTCCCAAGTGCCGACGTCAGCAATTTCGTTGCCGTGGCGATCAACCCCTTTTTTGCCCGCCAAGGCTTTATACATGCGGGTTTCCTTGATATGAGCCAATTTCGACAAACCGACGACCGTCGTCAGTTTTGCGATAGCGTCGGTCATTTGGATCTGGCCGATAATCTGGTTCAGGGTGTCCCGCTCTTCGTTCTGTTGCTCAAGCAATGCTGCAGTGTTTTGCAGACTTACCGCTTTATTCGCATCCAGTTCCATATCCAGTTGTTGTTCTTCTGTTCCTACTTGCTGCACCATCGTTTTTTCCTCTTACTTACAGGCTGCCAGCGTTAATGCGCTGGGTCAGTTCATGAATTCGATTACTGGCACGGTTCATTTCATTGGCATGTGACTGGGCGATTTGCAGCATGCCCACACTCAGCGCAAACCTGCCGGTATCCAGCTTGGTAGCAAGGCCGGCCTCAATCAGGGTGTTGAGGCAACGGTTAATGGTCGGCGGCTTTTCATTTAAAGCCTTAGCCAGTTCACCGTTGCTCAGGCCCGCCAGGCTGTGCCCTTTCAGTGCCTTCATTACATCCAGCACGGTCAGCGCGCTGCTGATAATTCGGGTTTGATCACTCATGCTGCAGACCTTCTAGAGCGTTGGGCTTCAATCTCAATCTTCGTACGACGTAACCGAACCTGGTCTGGCCAAATGGTCTTGACTGGCTTGCCAATGATTTCGCTGATTCTTTTTTGGATGCGCTCACTTCGGATATGGCCGGTAATCGCCTGACTTACAGACGAGGCTGCCACTTCCAGTTCATCCGCCAGAATGGCTTGGGTGAACCCTTTAATTCGCAGGGCCGCTTTAATTTCCTCGGGGTGCATGTTCTGTTATCCTCCACCCTAATTAATTAGGTTTTGATTAACCGGTTGTATTTCGCTTTATGTTAGGTCATATTGTTGTGCATCGTAATGCACAAGTCAAGGAGGAAATGTGCATCTTGATATACATTTTGGCGAGCGGCTAAAAGTAGTCCGTTCAGAGTTAGGTTTGTCTCAGCAACGTGCAGCAGATGTAATTGGTGTTCGCAGGGAAATGTGGGCCAAGTACGAAGCCGGTGCAGAACCTGGGGCTAAAGCGATAGCCGGTATGATCGTTGCCGGTTTTGACGTGAGGTATATTTTGACAGGGGTTAAGTCAGATTCCGTGCCTCAGCAAGCAACCGGAAAATTTAATGAAAAGGACGTTGAGGACGCGATCAGGAAAATGCTAGTAGACGCATCAATGATAAAAGCAATAGAAATACACGATGAAAAAACTTTCGAGCTGTTAGTCATGATGACTATTCTGAATTTAGAGAAAGCAGGTAACGTGAAAAATGAGGAAGACTCGCCGGCAGTTCAATCCAAGCAGGCTTAATTCTTCCTCAGTTGGTAGACATTAACGATACTAGAGGAACTGTCGACGCTCGCGACAGTTTCAGACTCTGCTATCAGCTTTTCAACTTCTAGCATCCATCGCTTTTGTTCTTGAATTTTATTGAAACCATTTGGCATTTCTTCGATTGAATGCCTCCACTTTGCCAGTCGTTGTGCCCGACTAACCAGTTGCTGGCTGCATTCGTTCCTTGCAGGGTATCGAAGGTTAACAGTTTTAGTAGTAGCCCACAGAATAAGCACTAATAGAATTGTCATTATCATGCTTTGTTTGGCCTTACTCTTTGCACGAGTCGAGCAGCCAAAGGCGAAAACAAAATGAATACACATCCTACGTTGATAGCGTTTACGCCATAGCGGTAGAGCATGCGCATTGCATCTGTTTGCAGTACCAAGTAGTCGAAATAACGGATTGCTTGCAGGATACCTAGGGCGCCAAAGGCGTACACAATACTCACAGAAACAAACCCGACAGAGCATTCCGATTTTTTATGCAGCATGTAAATGGCAATTACACTAATCAACGCAAAAGCTGCCCATGTTGGGTACCACAACTGCCGCACCAGATCTTTATCGTAAGACGATAATAGGACTAAGCCTGGTTCCACAATTTGCATCACTAGATTTGAGATGATTAATACGGCTGAACCATAACAATATGAGCGATCAGCATCACTCCATTTGAAGACGATAGCGAAGGCAACAATGTAGGCCAGCCAGGTGTAATTACCGATCTCGAATAAAAATTTAGAATATTCCATTTCTTTTTACTTCAAACGCCTTGTGGTGGGTCATTTCCGTTTCCGCTTCCAAGCGGTGCATTTGTAGGGGCTGGCGCAGCTGGTGGATCATTGCCATTACCGCTTCCAAGCGTCTCTGCACTCAATAGTGCTTGAGCCTCTTCTGAAATTTTAACAGTAGTTGAGACGCTGGTGAGTTCTGATCGCGGAGGACCATTGCCATTACCGTTTCCCAGGAGAGATTCTGGGGATAGGTTAGAGTTAGTTGGTATGAGCGTGACATTACTCGATTTGATTGATTCTATTGACATAACAAGTCCCTATTTGTGATTGTCCAAGTCATGAATTTATCATAAGTCTGGAATTAGAAAATCTGTCTATGAATCAGCGCATAGTCGTTTTCATGATAAAAATGTGATATTTAACGCAACCGAGCAAAAAACAAACAAGCATTGTCAATTAATCTCTAATTAAGGAACAGTCATGACGGATTATGTGAAGTGCAAAAACTGTGGTGGGAAAATTGATGGCCACCCTAAAAAATGTCCATATTGCTGGGTTTTAGATCCAGTCCCAAATGAGCGGGGGGCTGCTGTTTATATTGGCTCTATTTTGGCTGGTGCTCTTTTTCTGATCTTCGTTAATGCCGCGATTATTGATGAAAAGGAACCCAAACCTGTTGATGAGAATGTCGAAAAATTGGCTGAGAAACAACAAGCGCGAGAACAGCGTGAGAAAGGGTTTCATTGCCTGAGTAGCTGGGATGGAGCCAATCAAGATGTTATTCAACATTTAAAGGGTCAGTTAAAAGATCCATCTAGTTTCGAACATATCGAAACTAGAATTGCGCCTATTAATGAAAGAGGTGCTCATGCACTGATTATGTCGTACCGAGCAAAAAACTCTTTTGGAGCATATGATGCGGGAACTGTTGTGGCATCTCTTCGAAACTTGAACTGCAAAATAGAGTCGATTTCCATTAACTGATTATAGTTGGATGGTGATAAGTTTTGCCCCCGTTCAAATTACTGCTTGTGTCCTTTAATGCACACTCAGAGGTGATCTTTCTGTCACCTCTGAGGATGCAAAATGCAACTGTTACCCCGCTGTTTTACCTGGATGCTGATCAGCATCTTGTTGCTGCTTTCTGTCAGCTTTACCAGCCCAACTGAGCTGCCTGTAATTCTGTATAAACTGTCTATGGTCACCACTGGTGCCGTGCTTGGCTATTGGATTGACCGCGCTTTATTCCCTTATGACCGCCCACATTCCTATCTCGAATCCGGTGAAGACTTAATCCCACGCGGCATAGCCATGCTAAGGCGTGCCCTGGTTGTTATTGCCTGCGTTCTGGGCCTGACATTGGGGCTGTAGCCATGGGCAAACTCAAAACACGTAGTTTTGCCATGCCGGTTCTGGGTCTGCTGGTAGCACTTGCCTGCTGCTGGTCGTCGGCGTTCGCCTCTGAAATTCCGCGTGAAGCCAAAGTGCACCAGCGTTTATTGGTCCGCACGGCCAACTACAGCTGGGGTTTAGATGCCCCGGTTGCACTGTTTGCCGCGCAAGTGCACCAGGAATCCCGCTGGCGCTTTGATGCCCGGTCACCAGCCGGTGCAGAAGGTTTAGCGCAGTTCATGCCGCGCACCGCCATTTGGATGACAGAGGTCAATCGTGATCTGGTACCGGCGCAGCCATTCAATCCTGCCTGGGCGCTCCGGGCGATGGTGTTGTACGACGCCTGGTTATTTAAGCGGGTTGATGCGTCAAGCCCATGTGAGCGCTGGGCCTTTACGCTGTCGGCTTATAACGGCGGTTTGGCATGGGTGAAGCGGGACCAGCAGGTTGCCGCTGCAGCAGGAGCTGATCCATCCATCTGGTTTGAGCAGGTAGAGCAATTTAACGCCGGACGTTCCAAAGCCGCATTCAAAGAAAACCGGCATTACCCGACCGTCATCATCAAGCGTTGGCAATCGCTTTATGCCAGTAACAGCTGGGGCCTGGGGGTTTGCTATGCCTTCTAATCAACCAAAGTGGGTGCTGGGCACCGCTGCTGGCCTGGTGTTGTTGGCCATAGCGCTTATCTGTCTGCGTGAATACAACCAGCAACTGGATAGCGCCAAATCTGATGGCGTCACTATTGCGAAAAATCAGTGCGCCGCAGACACCAACGCAGCCCTTTTACTCAGCACCCAAAAAGCCCTGGCAACTGTACAAAAGCAGCTCAAAGATGCTGACGATGCAGTGATCACTTTACGCCAGCAAAAAGCAGCAACCGATAAGCAGCTAAAACAGCTGCAGGGAGAAATTAAATATGTCACCAGTACTTGGATCCCGCCTGGAAAAGCGGAGCCTGAGCCATTGCCTCATTGTGTCTATACCAATGGTTTTGTCCGCGTGTACAACCAGTCCATTGCCCCCAGTGCCGCCAACGTGCCCGCCTCTGCATATCCCGGCGGAGTTGCGGGAGCGGCCAAAACCGCCACCGCTGCTGACACCAGCCTGCACCCAAGCAACATCCAACAATCCGACATCCTGCAGCACGTCACCCAGTACGGCGCCCGCTGCAATGACCTCGAAAGCCAGCTGAATCAGCTGCTGGATTATCTGGAAAAACAACAATCAGCACAGGGAACTAATGGATGACGGTACAAGTTGATTTTTGGCAGCTGGTGCTGCTGTTAGTGGCGTTTCTGGGCAGCTGCATCGCAGCCTTTAAGTGGCTGTTGGGCTTGTTTCACGGGCACATGGACAAGGCATTTGGCGCGATTGATAAGCGGCTTGATGGTATCGAAGAAAACAGTAAGGAAGAAGCCAAGCAATGGCAGCGGGTAGAACGGGAGCTGATGGAACTCAAAGCGCATCTGCCTGATCACTACGTGCGCCGCGAAGACTACATCCGTGGCCAGACGGTGCTGGAAAACAAAATTGATAAGGTCGCAATGCAGTTAGAGAACATCCAACTGCGCACGCAATTACAACAAAATCAAGTGAGGCAGTCATGAGTATTGATATGGAAAAAATCCGGCGGGAAAACATGCGTTGGCTGATTTTACTGACGCTGAACAATGCTCGCCCACTTGGAGCTTATGAAAGCATCGCCTTATCCGTGGTGCAAAGCGAATACCCGGATGCAACTGCACTGGAGCTGCGCCGTGAAGCAGACTATCTGGCAGACCGCAAAATGGTGGATATCGTCAAAGAACCCAGTGGCCGTTGGCACCTGGACCTGACCCGTCTGGGTACAGATATCGTTGAGTACACTGTGGACTGCGCGCCTGGTATCGCCCGGCCTAACAAATACTGGGGTTGAGCCATGGCCCGCAAATCATCATTGGATAAATTGCCTGATGTGATCCGCGCCTATATCCAGGGCAAGCTGGCTGACAACCGGCTGACCCTGGATGAACTGATCGCCGACCTGCAGCGGGCCTTTCCAGAAGAGGCTGAGGCCGGAGAACTGCCAAGCCGCAGCGCTGTTGGTCGCTATGGTCAAAAACTGGAGCGCCGGTTAAGTGCTATCCGGGCCAGTACTGAAGCCGCCAAAATTATCCGTGCACAGACAGAAGACAAGGAAGACGCCCGGTCAGAAGCTCTGACCGCCATGATCCAGTCTGAACTGTTTGAAAGCATCATGAACCTGCAGGAAGCCAGCGACGAAGACATGACGCCAGCGCAGCGCATTAGTTTGCTGGCTGAAGCTGCTAAAAACATCGCGACGCTGACCCGGTCATCCGTAACCTTAAAACGGTACCAGGAAGAGGCAGAGGAAAAAGGCCGCAGGCAGTTACTGGAAGAGCAGAAGGCACGGCTGGCAGCAATGGAAACCAAAGGCGGAGTCACTGAAGAAACCCGCAATGCAATCCGGGAAGCTCTGGGGATCCGCTCATGAGCAAATTCAAAGGCAATGCCAAGTGTATCCCATTGGACCCGGAAGGTATTTTTCTGCCTTACCAGTCCAAATGGATCATGGATAACAGCCGCCTCAAAGGTATGGAAAAAGCCCGTCAAATCGGGTTGTCCTGGTCAACTGCCTATGCTGCAGACGAACGCACTGCGGCTCAGGGGGCCCGCCATGACCAGTGGGTCAGCAGTCGTGATGATTTGCAGGCCAAGCTGTTTATCGAAGACTGTAAGATGTGGGCCGGCATTATGAATATGGCCGCCAGGGATTTGGGCGAAATCGTCATTGACGCCAAAAATAAAATCTCAGCTTATGTATTGGAGTTCGCAAGTGGCCGCCGGATCCACAGCATGAGTTCTAACCCAGACGCACAAGCGGGTAAGCGCGGTGGCCGTATCCTGGATGAATTTGCCCTCAACAAAGACAACCGGCAGTTATGGGCCATTGCTTATCCGGGTATCACCTGGGGCGGCAGCCTTGAGTTAATTTCTACCCATCGCGGTAGCCACAATTTCTTCAATCAGTTGATCCGTGAAGTCCGCGAACACGGCAACCCGAAAGGGATCAGCCTTCACCGTGTCACCCTGCAGGACGCTTTGGACCAGGGCTTTTTGTTTAAGCTGCAGCAGATGCTGCCCGCTGACGACGAGCGCCAGGACATGGACGAAGCCAGATATTTTGACTACGTCCGCGCTGGCTGTGCCGACGAGGAAAGTTTTCAGCAAGAGTTTATGTGCAATCCAGCGGATGACGACGTCGCCTTTCTGGAATACGACCTCATTGCGTCTGCCGAATATCCGTCCACCGCGAACTGGCAAGCCATCGAAGGTGGCCGGCTCTTTGCTGGTATCGACATCGGCCGCAAAAGTGACTTAACCGTGTTGTGGGTAGTAGAGCTGCTGGGCGACGTGTTGTACACCCGCCACATTGAGCGGCTGCAAAACATGCGCAAGTCCGAACAGGAAGCGATCATGTGGCCATGGCTGCAGCGCTGCGAGCGGATTTGCATCGACGCAACCGGTTTGGGGATTGGCTGGGCGGATGATGCACAGGACTACTTTGGCAAACATCGGGTTGAGGCTGTCACCTTTACGCCCAAAGTGAAGGAAGCATTGGCATACCCCATTCGCGGCAAAATGGAAGACCGCCTGCTGCGCATTCCACATGACCCCAAGATCCGCGCCGACCTGCGTCAGGTGACAAAACAAGTCACAGCAGCAGGCAACATTCGCTTTGCCGCTGAGCGCACAGTCGACGGTCACGCCGACCACTTCTGGGCACTTGGTCTTGCAGTCCATGCCGCATCAACACCAGGCGTTTATCTGGACTTTCAATCAACCGGCCGCCGGCCAACCTTGAGCGCTCTGGGCGAGAACACCAGCGCCATTATCACCGAAACCGGCTTTGGTACCGTCGCCGGCCGCAATGACTTCCGAGGTTTTTAATGTCAAATAACGCACCCATCATGCAGGAAATCGCCACCACCGCCGATGGCCGCGACATCACCATTGGCTACGTCGACCCGCTGGCTGTGCAGCCAGTTCGCGATCCGGTACTGCAGTTACGCGGCGGCGGTGACTACCGCATTTATTCGGAGGTGCTGCGCGACGATCAGGTGAAAACCTGTTTCGGTCAGCGCCAGCTCGCAGTCATTGGTAAAAACTGGCAAGTGGATGCCGGTGGTACCAGCCGCCAGGACAAAAAGGCCGCCGACTTTATCCGCGAACAATTAAACAACGTGGGCTGGGACCGGGTCACCAATGGCATGCTGTTTGGCGTGTATTACGGCTTTGCAGTCAGCGAGGCCATTTATGAGCGCGACGGGACCAATGTGGTATTGGCTGACATTAAGGTGCGTAACCGCCGCCGCTTTGGCTTCGACGGTATGGGCCGGCTTCGCATGAAAACCCACCAGCAACCGCTGGGCGAGCTACTGCCAGACCATAAGTTCTGGGCCTTTAATACCGGCTCAGATCATGACGACGACCCATACGGGACCGGCCTTGGCCACTGGCTGTACTGGCCGGCATTCTTTAAACGCAATGGGTTGAAGTACTGGCTGCTGTTTCTGGAGAAGTTTGGCCAGCCAACGGCCAAGGGCAAATACGGCCCTAACGCCAGCTCAGAAGAGAGAAGCAAACTGCTGCAGGCTCTGGCGGCCATTTCAACGGATTCAGGGATCGCAATCCCTGACGGCATGGAAATCGAACTGATTGAAGCGGCCCGTTCCGGTACTGCCGACTATGTGTCGTTATACGACCGGATGGATGCGGCAATAGCCAAGGTTGTCTTGGGCCAGACGGCCAGCACCCAGGGCACGCCGGGCCGGCTTGGCAATGACGACCTGCAGGGCGATGTCCGGCTGGACATCATCAAAGCGGATAGCGACCTGGTCTGTGAGTCATTCAACCGCAGCATCGTAAAGTGGCTGGTGGAATGGAATTTCCCTGGCGCCAAATTGCCCCGGGTTTTTCGTAACATCGAGCCGCCGGAAGATTTGGGTAGTCGTGCTGAGCGCGATACCAAGATCCTTACCCTGGGCTATAAACCGACCCTGCAGTACATCCAGCAGACCTATGGCGATGGCTTTGAAGAAAAGCAGCCTGAGCCAGTGCCGGCACAACTTGGTCAGGCTCCTGCAGGCCCGGCCTCAACAGAGCCGGCGAGCTTTGCCGCTGCCATCACGACTGGTTTCCAACCACCCAGCCAAATGCTGGAGCCAGCACGCAGTCTCGCAGAGCCAGCACTTGCAGAGTGGATTAACCAGGTGAAAGCGCTGGTCAACAAAGCCGATTCGTTAGAGCAGCTGCAAGACCAGCTGCTGGAACTGTATCCGGACTTGTCGCTGGAAGGCTTTGCTGCAGCGATGGCACAAGCCAACAGCGCCGCCCATTTAGCAGGTCGTATCGAGGTGCAGGAACAACATGGCCAGCAGTAATAGCAACGTCAGTTATGGCTCCGTCCCGTTTGAGCAGCAGATAGCTTTCTTCCGTCGCAAACTGAATATGCCGACCAATCATTGGGCAGACATATACAGCAAAGAGCACGACTGGGCGTTTATGGTGGCCGGTGCTAACCGCGACGCGTTGCTTGGCGACTTTCGCAGTGCCATTGAAAAGGTGATCGCCCAAGGCGGTACCCTGGAGCAGTTTCGTGATGACTTTGACAACATAGTTGCCAGCCACGGCTGGGACTACAAAGGCGGCCGCGAATGGCGCAGCCGGGTCATATACGAAACCAACCTGTTCAGCAGCTACAACGCCGGCCGCCAGGCACAGTTAAGTCAGTACACAAAAGACATTCCGTACTGGCGATATCGCCATAGTGATGCGGTAGAAAACCCACGCCATGAACATCTGGCTTGGGATGGCCTGACGCTGCCAGCATCAGATCCGTGGTGGAAAACCCACTATCCACCCAATGGCTGGGGCTGCCAGTGCTATGTCGAAGGTGTCACTGAAGATGACCTGCAGGCAGAAGGTAAACAGCCAGACACTGCGCCGCCGATAAACCTGCAGCCACAACGGGTGGGTCTGCGTCACCCGGACGGCCCGCGCACGGTGATGGTACCGGAAGGCATTGACCCCGGCTTTGAACATGCTCCCGGCCGCAGCCGGCTGGAAAGTATGGTACCGCCGGAGCGGCCAGAGCCGCCCATTAGTGGCAGCGCTGGTGGTTATGGTTTACCAAATCGGCGGGCCACCTCGCCGTTACCTGCGCCTCGCAAGGTCTCAACCAGTCAAATCCTAAAGCCTGGCTTGCCGGATGAGCAGTACGCCAAGGCATTTTTGGATCCGTTCGGCGCCACTCTGACAGAGCCGGTGATTTGGCGCGATGTGATGGGTGATGCGCTGGTTGTCGGCGCTGAACTCTTTGTGACCCGTAAAACTGGAAAACTGAAAGCGGACAAAAACGGCCGTGGCCCCTATATGGCGCTGCTGGCCAAAGGCTTGATGGAACCTGACGAGATCTGGGTACGGATGGAATACCACGAAGCCCAGAAAAAACCTGTGGTTCGCCGGCGTTATCTGGCTCGCTTTACCGTGCCTGGTGAAGACATTCCGGCGCTGGCAGTCTTTGAGTGGAGTCCGGATGGTTGGTCTGGCATTACAACGTACAAAAGCGATCAGGAAATCGAGGATTTACGGGTAGGCATCAGGATTTATCGACGGGAAGAATGACCCCCAGCCGGCACCAGGGGAACCATGGTGTTTGGCGGCTCTGTTGCCGGGAGCCTATCCACCATAGCGAAATCTGATTATAGGAGCTTCAATGGCAGGCGTAAAGGTAGACATCACTTCGGACGTGGCAGCAAAAATGGCGCAGTTACAAGACCTGGTACAACACCCGGCGCCACTGTTTGCCCGGATCAATGAGTACATGATGCGCTCAACCAGGGCGCGCTTTAAAACACAAACCGGTCCTGATGGCGCAGCCTGGCAGCCATTGTCGGCCCGCTATCTGAAGCGTAAGCACAAAAACAAGGACAAGATACTGACCTTGCGCGGTTACCTGCAGGGCACCTTGCGGGGCCAGTTTGACGACAGTGGTCTGGCATTTGGTACCAATGTCCAGTATGCCGGCATCCACCAGTTCGGTGGGATCATCAAACGTTCAGGCGGCGAGAGAAACCTTTACTTCCGGCAAAACAAAGACGGCACAGTGGGCAACCGGTTTGTGAAAAAGAAGAAGTCTAATTTTATGCAGACGGTGTCGGTCAGCGACTATGAGTTTGATATGCCCGCCCGTCCATTTTTAGGTCTCAGCGATGACGACAGACAGTTTATTGCCCGCCTGACCATTCGATACCTCAATAATCTCGCCTCCGTACCAAACGCGCTGTAATGCGTTTTAAGCCCCTTACTCGCCACCAGTGGACGGGTTTGGGGCTTTGCACCACTCATAAACGTTTATAAACGCCTTGTTTTCCCCTTGCCGAACATTTTGACCGAGTTCAAAAGACCTTTCCCTGAGATATCGGCAATCTGAAGTCACTTTCTGATCCCAAATCAAAATCTGTGACTGAGGACACCATGCCAGCATCAGCAACCAAACCAGCCCCTAAGCCGCTGGAAATTTTCCGCACCGGCCAACAAACCGACGTCAGCGGTCGCACCTGGAATTTTACCGAGGCCGACATGCAAGCGGCGGTTGCTGCCTATGACCCGGCCTTGTTTGCAGCACCCTTGGTTGTCGGACATCCGACATTAAACGACCCGGCGTATGGCTGGGTAAACAAGCTTGAAATCAAAGACGGCCTGATCACTGCGGAACCTAAAGATGTGGAAGCGCAGTTTGCCGCGCTGGTCAACGAAGGCCGCTTCCCCAAAATGAGCGCTTCCTGGTTTCCTCCAGGACATTCAGCAAACCCGAAGCCGGAAGGCTGGTATCTGCGTCACGTCGGATTTTTGGGCGCCGCTGCACCAGCACTGCCGGGTTTAAAGCCAGCCAGCTTTGCGGCGGATGATAAAGACGTCGTCACCTTCGACTTTGCCGCTTCCCATGCTGATAACGCGCTGTGGTCACTGAGCCGCCTGGCGCGCTCGATGCGGGATTGGATGATTGGCAAGTTCGGCCTGGAAGAAGCTGACCAGGTGATCCCAGATTACGTGGTGCGTGATGTTGAGACGGCAAACACCCAAGCCATGTCTGACTCTACGGCCATGCCGGGATTTGCTGCACCGACTGAAACCGACAATAAGCCAGGTACTGATAACACAGCTGCCGCCGATTTTGCCGCCCGTGAAAATGATTTGGCAGCGCGTGAAGCCGCTTTGCTGGCCCGCGAACAGCAGGCCGCAGTGCTTGTGCAACAAACGCAGGCGGCATCCCGCACGGCTGAATTTGCCAGCTTTGCTGAGCAGCTGATCACAACAGGCAAGTTACTGCCACGGGAAAAGGACGCCTTAGTCGCCTTTATGGCGCATATCCCGGCCGACAGCGTCGTCAGCTTTGCTGCTGAAGATGGCGAAACGACGAACTCAAATTCCAAAGCGTGGTTTCAGGGCTTTATGCAAAGCCTGCCCGCTCGGGTGCCTTATGGCGAATCAGGTGCTGCGGACAATACCGCATCGGCGTCTTTTGCAGCCCCTGCAGGTTACCAGGTAAATCCGGAACGTCTGGAGTTACACAACAAAGCGCTGGCCTATCAGGCCCAGCATAAATGCGATTACAGCACCGCCATTAATGCGGTCAGCTAATAAGGAATAGTCATGCAAAATTTTCCGATTTTGACACTGCCGCGCAAAGCTACCGCAGTCATCACTGCTGAACGCTTCGTGTCACCCACAGGCGCTGTGGCCACTGCAGCAGGCAACACTGCCGGTGTGGCCCGCTCCAATGCGGCGGTTGGCGAAACATTTCCAGTCGACGTGTTAGGCACTGCCATCGTGCAAGCCGCCGCCGCGATTGCCGACGGTGCCGAAATTGAAGTGGGTGCAGCCGGTCAGGCCGTCACCAAGTCAGCCGGTAAAGTTGTCGCCCGAGCGCTGCAAGCAGCAGCGGGTGCCGGCAGCCGTATCGAAGTTCTGTTAATTCCAAACTAAGGAAACACCATGCCACAGATGAATAATGCCGCGGCCCGCGTCGTTGACCCGGTCTTAACCACCCACGCCCAGGGCTATCGCCAGCAACGCCACGTCGGCTACGCGCTGTTCCCACGCGCACCGGTCAGCCAGCGTGGCGGTCAGGTTATTGAGTTTGGTAAAGAAGCATTCGTGCTTTACAACACTCAACGTGCGCCAGGCACCAATACCAAGCGCATTCAGTTCGGTTACTTAGGCAAGCCGTTTGCCCTTGCCAGTCATAGCCTGGAAGGTGTCGTACCGCGTGAACATGCGGATGAAGCCGCAGTACCGGGGGTGAAGCTTGGTCAACGTGCCGTCAACAACGTCATGAGTTCGATGTCACTGGCCGTTGAATACGAGCAGGCCCAGCTGGCTCGAAACCCTGTCAACTATCCGGCTGGTCAAAAGGTCGACCTGGCAGCATCCAAATGGACCAATGACGCGAACAATCCAAGCAAAGACATTGAGACCGGTAAAGAAGCCATCCGCGCTGCGATCGGTATGTATCCCAATGTCGTGATCCTGTCAGCCAAAGCATTTGCCGCAGCCAAGAACAACGCCAACATCATCGAGCGCTTCAAATACACCGGCCGCGACTCTGTGACCGCTGAAATGCTGGCCTCGCTGTGGGATGTCGAAAAAGTCGAAGTCGGTGGCGCAGTTGTCGCTGATAACGCCGGCAGCTTCAGCGATGTCTGGGGCACCGATGTCGTGTTGGCCTACGCAGCGCCGCAAACCGGTGACGTCAATATCGAAGAGCCGTCATTTGGTTACACCTATACCCTCGATGGCAATCCGCTGGTGGAAGAACCTTATTACGACAAGTCGGCGAAGTCCTGGATTTATCCAGTTAACCACGACCGTTCGGCAGTCCTGAGCGGCATCACTGCCGGCTACCTGCTGCAGAACGTCGCTTAACCCACGGCTCAACATGACACCCGGCTGCGGCCGGGTGACTGGAGGACGAAGTGCCAGAATTTTTAATTGCCAATCCGTTCAAGTTGAACGGCGAAATCAAACGCCAGGGCTTAATCACCCTGTCGGCGGAAGAAGCCGAACCCTTGGTGATTTCCGGAAGCTTGGTGCCATTAGTCGATGGCATTGAACTGGATGATAACGACCAATTGTTCACCCTGGACGAACTAACCGGAGACTTAACGCCGGTGACAGCCAGTGAGCTGCAGGGCTTGGTTGTTGATTCAGTCGCGGCAGGTAAGCGCGTTTTTATCGTCGCAGATGGTCATTCCGTAGAGCGCCTCGGCAAGAGCTTTACCGAACGTCAGTTTATGTTGCTGGCCCACGATGAGGCTGCACCGTTACTCGAAAGTGGTGACCTCATCACCTTCGAACAGTTAGCGGAAATCATGCAGCAGGCTGAGCTTGCCGAAGAAGCC